TTAGGCATGCGCCGGAACCTGGAAGGTAGTCAGCAGAGGGCGACCGCTGACGGAGAGCGGAAACTCTTCCAGATAAAGTTCAGTCGCCTCGCGCAAGTTGCTCAATGCTTCCTCGATGGTTTCGCCTTGCGAAGTTGTTCCCGTCTCCGGGTTGTAGGCGACGTAGCCACCTTCCGGGGCTGGGGTGATAACGGCTGAAAGTTCCATAGCGTCCTCCATGACGGAATAGTATCGCCTAACGTGGAGGTCACCGGCGCTGCGCGGCTTTATCGCGCAGCGTCCGGTGGACCGCAGGGTTAGGAGATGGTTGTAGTGGGTGCATTGGTTGTTCCGCTACATGCCAAAGCCAAAGTTCAAGCATCACAACGACAGCGAACATAGCAGCCCGAAAAAGCTCGACTGGCACCATGTATGCACTTACAACTGCTATGAGTGTGCCGCTGGCCCAAATAGCGATTTCTGCCCAGCGATTTTTGTATGCAGCGTAGATCGCAGGAGCAAGCCCCAACAACGAGACAGCTAGGACAATTGAGAGTGCTAGAACGCTCAATGCGATCTCCTAACGTTCAAGCTCAGGGGCGCGAGCCTGCGCAGCAGGCGAAGCGTCCCTCTGGAGCGCGGAGTTAGGTGCTTGGCGTGGTGATGCCATAAGTGGCTTTAACCCGTTTTGATTTTGAAAGGTAAGCCGTCCAGATTGCTGCACCAATGATTGAGGCGATCATGCTTCCGACGAACTGCGGGTCAAGTTCAGGCCTTCCAAAGATCAGAACGGGGAGGAGCGCCCCCAGTATGATGTTGGCTAGTGGCCCATTTACCCAGATAATAATTTTTGCGCGTTTTATTGCTGCTTTGCTGCATTCTATAATAAGGCCTAGCCCAGCATAAAAACTCAAGCAACATGCGAGCAAGAATATCCCCCAAGTTGCGAATTTGTATGTGCCCCACTCTGTGACTGATGTCAGAATTGGATATCGGTACTCATTGGACATAAAGAAGATAAAAATGTGGACTCCTCCCGCTGCCGGGCCTAGAAACACGAATCCCGTGACTAGTAGCAGCAACCAGCCACCAATCCCTGAAATGGCGCTTTGTTCTGGCGAGGCAGGAGGGTATTTGTTTGCATAGATTTGTATGCGGTGTGCAATCACCAATGCGATTACAACGACTATCACAAGCAAAGCGATCAGCATGTCCATTGATGACTCCCTTGAGAGCTCCTAACGTTTAAATTCATTGGCGCAACGCGTTTTTATCGCGCAGCCTCTGGTGGAATGATGGGTTGGGTACTATCTGCTGAGCCCATTATCTTCTCTTAGAAACACTCCTTCAGCCGAATACCATCGCACTTTTCGGCACGAATTGTCGAAATCTAGGTGTATGCCGGTTTGCTCAACCTGCTCGGTAAGAATGCCACCACGACAAGACTGTGATGGATGCTCCGAGCCAGATTCAAACATAACTGAGGGTGCTGGAAATCCACACCACAGGCACTTGCGATCCGTTCTGCTTTTCAGTAGCTTAATTAGCCGATTGGCATGTTTGATGTCCTGTTGCAGAGTATCCTTATCAGAGAGTCCTATTTTTCTCTTTATCCGTTCCAGTACTCCGGCATGTTTTAGCCGGAATGTTTCTTCCTCTAGCAAAAGTTGATTTAGTCGAGACTGAACAGGTGAAATGTCGAGAGTTTCTACTTCACGAACAATTTTGCATTTGGGACACCATGCATAGGCCGGAATAATTTGATACCAGATCTTGGAGCCGTATATCTGGTAGCGAAAGTCGGGACCTGTGTAAGGGTTCGATTTGCGAAGAAGTTGCTTAAATTCACATTTGGAGCACGTGACCCAATGGATTCGAAGACCGGCCATAATTAACCCTTTCTATGGATTTTTTCAAAGCGCCTTTACGACTACTGTCAGCCGGATTGTGTAAAGTAACTCTGTATTCCGGAAATTGCCCCCTACTTGTTCTCTGCGATGATTTTCGGGGCAGTGACACGAGGCGTCATTCTTTTAGCATTCATTGCAGATTACACAGCTTGGTTTGCATTCAGTTCAATGATGACTTTGTAGCAAAGCTCTCGGCGATGTTCACTTGGCACCCGTCTTATTGACTCAACCAGGGAGTCGAAGTTTGATCCCGTGGCTTGATGTAACGGATTATTCGCCGCCGTGAATGCCTCAAATGCCAAACCTTCATTACCCAGATCGTCGGGTGCGATGTCTCGATACGAAGAACAGCATTTCAGAAGAAGTGGATTGTTGTCGATCTTGTCCAGCGGAAATGTTCCCTCGATGTCCCGGTCTGCGTGCTTGAGAAAGTTTGCAGCTCGATTGTTTTCGTTCCAGTACTGCTTTTCCAGGTTGGGGGAAAGCGTCACTTGGACATCGGAGAGCTTCGAGTCCGCAGTAATCGGGAAAAGTTGATTTGCAATGCGCTCAACTTCTGCCATTATGGCTGGGTCAGACGTGAAATGCGCCGGAAGCGTTCCACGGCGGAAGTCTCGAACCAAATAGAAGATGGTTATGCGATAGCTGTCTGCGGCTTCGCTCTGCCCGCGATCACGCTTCAAATCCTTTAATAGTCCATATGCGGCTGAAGCGACTGTGTGAATGGCGAGTTCGTCTTCCTCGAGGAAGAATAGTCTGATAGCCGCTTGGAGCTGGCGCTTAACGGCGGCAAGTTTGGTTATGTGGATCGATGCTGACGACATGGGCTTAATAACGCGGTGGAGAGCGGGACGATGATAACGTCGAAGCTCAGGGGCGCGAGCCTGCGCAGCAGGCGAAGCGTCCCTCTGGAGCGCAGTGTTAGGCGCTGACGCCCGCAAGAACGCCAGCGCCCGAAACCCCCGCCCGGCGCGGAAAGCGGCTGCGGCGGACGAGGAACCCGAAACCCAACGAGCCCGCGACGGGGCCGAAGGGCGAAACGGAGAACGGCAGGGCGAGACTGCCGGCGACCGCCCTACGGAGCGCCAGCCCAGCGGCCGAGACGGAGCGCGAAAGTCGGCGCTGGCGGGACGGCACGGAGGAGCGAAAAGGGCAGGCATGGACGGAAACAGCCTAACGTTTAAGCTCAGGGGCGCGAGCCTGCGTAGCAGGCGAAGCGTCCCTCTGGAGCGCAATGTTAGGCGATGACGCCCGCAAGAGCGCCAAGGCCCGAAACCCTCGCCCGGCGCGGAAAGCGGCTGCGGCGGACGAGGTACCCGAAACCCTGCGAGCCCGCGACGGGGCTAAAGGGCGAAACGAAGCACGGTGGGGCGAGACTGCCGGCGACCGCCCTACGGAGCGCCACCCTGACGGCCGGGACGGAGCGCGAAAGTCGGCGCTGGCGAGACGGCACGAAGAAGCGAAAAGGGCAGACATGGACGGAAACGGCCTAACGTTCAAGCTCAGGGGCGCGAGCCTGCGTAGCAGGCGAAGCGTCCCGCTGGAGCGCAGTGTTAGGCGATGACGCCCGCAAGAGCGCCAGCGCCCGAAACCCCCGCCCGGCGCGGAAAGCGGCTGCGGCGGACGAGTAACCCGAAACCCTGCGAGCCCGCGACGGGGCCGAAGGGCGAAACGAAGCACGGTGGGGCGAGACTGCCGGCGACCGCCCTACGGAGCGCCAGCCCGACGGCCGAGACGGAGCGCGAAAGTCGGCGCTGGCGAGACGGCGGCGGGGGACAGAAAGCGCGGACATAGACGGAAACGGCCTAACGTCGAAGCTCAGGGGCGCGAGCCTGCGCAGCAGGCGAAGCGTCCCTCTGGAGCGGAATGTTAGGCGATGACGCTCGCAAGAGCGACAAGGCCCGAAACCCCCGCCCGGCGCGGAAAGCAGCTGCTGCGGACGAGGAACCCGAAACCCTGCGAGCCCGCGACGTGGCCGAAGGGCGAAACGGAGAACGGCAGGGCGAGACTGCCGACGACCGTCCCACGGAGCGCCAGCCCGACGACCGAGGCGGAGCGCGAAAGTCGGCGCTGGCGAGACGGCACGAAGGAGCGAAAAGGGCAGACATGGACGGAAACGGCCTAACGTCGAAGCTCAGGGGCGCGAGCCTGCGCAGCAGGCGAAGCGTCCCCCTGGAGCGCAGTGTTAGGCGATGACGCCCGCAAGAGCGCCAAGGCCAGAAACCCCCGACCGGCGCGGAAAGCGGCTGCGGCGGACGAGGAACCCGAAACCCTGCGAGCCCGCGACGGGGCCAAAGGGCGAAACGAAGCACGGCGGGGCGAGACTGCCGGCGACCGTCCCACGGAGCACCACTTGATCGAAGCATGGAAATCTTCACCGGCAAGAGGCGAGACTGCCGGCGACCGTCCCACGGAGCACCACCCCGACGACCGAGACGGAGCGCGAAAGTCGGCGCTGGCGAGACGGCACGGAGGAGCGAAAAGGGCAGACATGGACGGAAACGGCCTAACGTCTGACATAACCGGCGCCAGCGGCTTTATCGCTGGCGTCCGTGTTGATGGATGGGTTGGGCGTCACTTTCCAATAAGCACCAATTTAGTAGAAATTAATGTCTTTAACTGTCACTAGGATTACAAGTTGTACTCTATTGTCCTCTTTATTCGTCAAGGGGTCGTATGTTATCCCTTCGTAATACCAAAGATCGGGACCTGACGTGGATTGCTGCCTATATGAAGGAGGGCCAAGGGCATCGAAGACTTCTTGTCCCGATTTTCCAAGGAATCGTTCCACAAATTTCTCTCTTGATATCTTTGCTGGAGTTGGGCGCAAGGGGGGCTGTGGGCTGTTGGTCGCTGTAGGGGGATGGTTTTCTTTCGGTGCATCCCCGACTACGTAGGCAAGCGGAGCCAGAGACAGTAATCCCAAGATGAAGCCACCACCGATACTTGTGATGAGCGATGATTTTCGCTTGCGAAGATATATCGCCGCGCAAACCCAAACCACAGCCCAAACGATTAAGTACTTCATATTCTCACTCTCGCATTCCCGATGATGTTTGATTGTCCATGGACATGTGGCGCCCAACGTAGAAGTGAGCGGCCTGCGCGGCTTTTCGCGCAGGTCCGCTCGACTGCCGGGTTGGGGCACAGATCGCTCATCGACGGCCACCAATATAGCGACTACCCTTGCCTTTGCTCGTGTAGCCGCCAACGCGCTTGCTGCCTTTACGCCCCTTGACCTCAGGAAGATGCGTCGTCGACGAAGCTGTGGAAGAAAGCGACTGGGCAACAGTGTCGAAGGACGAAGGAAGAGCTGCTTGTGCGACGGAAACAGAAGCAGACAATGCGAATACAACGAATGCCAAAAACATTTTCATGATTTTCCTTTCAGTTAGCGTTTCCCACCAAAGAGCCATCTCAATACATCGGCTATGCCGAATGTAGTTCTGGAGTAAACCCGGTTGTAAGCAGCCTTCTTGGGATTAGTCAGCCATCCCCAGCCCCGAGGAGCTTTCACGCCAAGCGAGTGGCGAACTATGCGGCTTACGGAAGTACGAGCCGCGATGCTCTTCTTTAGCGATGGTGAGCGAAATCCGAATTTCATGGCGCCTCCTCGATGACTATGTGCCCCAACGTCTAGTGAACGCAGAAAAAGGTGTATAAAACCGGCGGCCAGTGTGTCTACCTGCGCCGAAATTAAAGCAACTCACTGAATCGTATGGTTTCATCCGCGCTTTCTCCGGATATCACACCTTCCATTTCGCCCGACGCCCCCAGGCCGCCCAAGCTGCTCGATCAGGTGCGCTCGCGGCTCAGGACGAAACATTACTCCATCCGCACGGAAGATCAATATGTCTTTTGGATAAGGCGCTTCATCCGTTTCCACGGCCTGCGCCATCCGCGCGAGCTGGGGGCGCGGGAGGTGGAGGCGTTTCTGACCTACCTGTGCTGTCGAGGGCAATGTCGCCGCCGCGACGCAGAATCTGGCCCTGTCGGCGATTTTGTTTCTGTTGGAGTAGCCGCTGCCGTGGCTGAAGGGCAGCGAACGCGCGAAGGAGCCGGCGCGCCTGCCGACGGTGCTGATGCAGGCCGAGGTGTCGGCGGTGCTCGTCGAGCCGCTGCGTGCGCAGCTCGCGGCGGCGATGGCGCTGCACGAGGCGGATCTGGCGCAAGGGCTGGGCGTGGTGTGGCTGCCGGATGCACTGGCGCGCAAGTATCCCGATGCTCAGAAGTCCTGGGGCTGGCAATACGTATTTCCGGCGCGCGGGATTTCGATCGACCCGCATAGCGGCGAGCGGTGCCGGCATCACATCGACGAAAAGCTCCTGCAGCGGGCGATGAAGAAGGCGGTGGCAGTGGCGCGGCTCGCCAAGCCCGCCACGCCGCATACGCTGCGGCATTCTTTCGCGACGCTAGGCGTGCGCAAATTAAATGCGACGCGTGCACAAATTAAATGCGACAAGCTCACATTGCATGCGACAAAACTAGCCTGTGGATAAGTCCATTCCGGCGGCATCTTGACACATGTCGTCGTGGCGCTGTGGCATGGTTCTTGCATTTCTTTCGATTAGCAGTGATCCCCCGTAGGATCGAGCGGGTCGAGCAGACCGTCACAAATCAGCGTCGCCAGTTGACAACGCCAGCCATTATCTTCGCGCTTGTAACGAATCAGGCGTGATGTGACCAATGCCTCGCGCGGCCAGTCAAGGAAAATGAGCGGGGCGATGATCCAGTTGGCCGCTACGTCCATCACATAACCGATAACGACAACGGGAATCGCCAACACCTTGTTGAACCCCACAAGCCGCTTTGCCAGATGCGCCCGGTAAATACCCATGACCAGCACGTAGGCGCACCAGAAGGCGTAGAGGTAGGCGATGATGAACAGGATCAGTTCGGCCATTGCAGCACCGGAAGCTCTGCCTCAAGTTCTTCCCATGTTGGCACAGGGCGCTCACCTGATTGCACGGCATTCAGAATTTCGTAGCACGTCGCCCACGTCGCATCACGAACTTGCACGCAGTATTGCCCTTCGGCGGCAAACTTGGGGTTGGCGCTTATCGCGTAGGTGCAGGCAGAGAGGATGTCGTCGTATCCGCGAGTGCGCGCGAAGGCGTCGAGGCGGGATTGGACTTTTGCCGTGAACTCGTCAACGATCTGCTCTGGTGTTTTAGGGGGCGGCGATGGGTTGACAAATGTCGTTCCATCATACGTTGCACCAATCTGCACCCACTCAGGCGCTTCGACGAGCGTATAAAGATCGCCGTAGCAATCCAAGGAAGGAACTTCCCACAAGTCGGCTACGATGCCGTTCTCAATTCGCGCTGCTCTCATCACTCAAACTCCCAGATTTCGATGTAACCTGCGCCGCCGCTGCCGCCGCTGGCGCCGCCGCCGCCGCCGCCGCCGCCGCCGCCGCCGAACGAGCCGCTGCCGCCGCTGGTGCTGCTGTAGCCGCCGCCGCCGCCGCCGCCGAACGAGCCGCTGCCACCGATGCCGCCGATGCCGACAGACAAGCCGCTGTCACCGATGCCGCCACTGCCGCCGCGCACATTAATGCTCCCCCCACTCGACGTTCCGCCACTGCCGCCGTAGCCGCCATCGCCACTGCTGACGCCACCGCCACCGCCACCGCCGCCTGCTGATATGCCGGCAATAGTTGTCGTACCTCCTGCGCCTCCGTTATTTGTAGAAGACCCTCCACTACCCCCAGCACCAACTGTGTATGCGTAAGATGATGCAGGGGAGGTGATATACAACTCACTATATCCGCCACCGCCACCGCCACCGCCGCCGCTGGTGCTGCCGATGCCGCCGCCGCCGCCGCCGCCGCCGCCGCCGCCAATCGCCCGGATCAACAGTCGGTTCACATTCGCCGGCTTGTTATACGTTCCGCTCCCCGGCGTAGTAATACGCACGATGTTGAACAGTCGGCCAATTGCGGCCACAGCACCGAATGTGCCATTGCCTCGCAAGACCTGATTCACGTCATTGGGCGGCGTTGGCACCAGCCCGCCAGTCGTGGCTGTCATGGTCGGAATGGTCTGAAATGTTCTATCCCCTCTCAAGAACGTCGTGCTATCCGCCGTCCCGCTGCCTAGGGCTGAGGTGGGGATGTTCGATGTCGATGTGCCGGTGAGGTTCGTTGCGTTGTCCGCAGTGGCGGCTGCCAATGCCTTGGCATCGGCCAGCGTCATGACATCAAGCCACGCGGTGTTCGATGCATTGCGCATCTTGAGACGGCCTGCCGTGGTATCGGCCCAGAGCTGATAGGCGAACGTTGGCGATGGCTCGGTCGCGCCGCTGTTCTGTGTGACGATGGCGGCGAGCGCCGCGTTGAGGTCGGCGAGGAACGATGCGCCTGGCTGATCTGCGATGTTGTAGTCGTGCTGTGCCATGAATGCTCCTTTCAGTAACCCTTGGCGATCCAGTCGAAAGCCCGCGAGACCGGGCTCCCGGACGAGTTGAAGAACGTGACGTCAAAGCCCGCATTGCTGCGGTTGGCGATCTGGTAGTAATCGCCGCTGGACATGTTTTCGGCGGTGATGCTGATGGCGCGCACAGACTTGAAGGGCGGGCTGAAGGTGACGGTCTTCGTTCCCGCGCCGGAGATGACGCCGGATGCCTGCTCGATGCGGTCTGGCATGTCGATGGTGACTTCCAGCCGTGGTACGCGGATGGAATGCGTCGGCGAAGCCGTCTCCAGCACCAGCCGGAACTGGTAGCCGCGCGCCGTCCAGTCTGCGACGGCGAAGCTCTGCCATGCCGACCACGTGGGAGAGCCGGACGGGTCGTCGTTGGTGGTGCGCACGTAGAGTGTCGCCGTGGAGTCGGTGACCTGCTGGCCGACGATGCTGGGCCACATGCTCACGTTGTCGGTGCGCGCGCCGATGGTGTCCGCCTCATCCAGCGTCTGCACTTCGAGCAGGGCGGTGAGGCGCGAGGTATAGACCGCGCCGAGGTCGATGGCCTCGCTTAACCATTCGCCGGATGCCGCCACGCCGCCAAGCAGAGACAGGCGCGGCCAGGTGGAGACATTGCCGGTCTGCTGGCCGATGGTTTCGCGGCTGTCGAGGCGCAGCGCGCCCTGGTCCAACCACGTGCTGCTGCGCGTGCCCGTCCATGCTGGCTGTGCGACGAGCGTTTCGACGACGTTGAGGGCGATCACATCGGGCGCGTCGGTGATGACCGCGACGGCGTTGACGGACTCGTTGCCGGAGCTATCCACCCACTTGGCCAGATACGTGCCGGAGATGAGCGGCAGCACGGCGCTGGTGGCCGAGCCTGGGATGGCGACGCCGAGGTCGATGGCATTCTGCCAGGATGCGCCCGTCAAAAGCGGGCTGTGCCGCACGCGCAGGTAGCCGCCGACGATCACGTCGAGGTCGGGCGCGGGGTCGAAGGTAAGGTGCGCATGGCCTGAAATGGCGGCAAGCGCCAGTCCGCTCACATCGGCGGGCGGCGCTGTTTTCCCGTAGAGGGTGCGCACGAGCGTGGCCGCTGCGCTGCGGCGGCCCAAGGCGTCCACCGCAAGCACGGAGACCTCCCACGTGCCAGGCGCAGCGGGCGCGATTTCGATGGCGGGCGTGGTGACGGTCTGTGTGGCCGGGTTGCCGCCGTCGATGCGCCAAGAGACTTCGTAACGCGCCGCGCCCAGCACGGCATCCCATGAGACATCTGCGCGCGCGGCGACCACGCCCAGCGCAGCGAGATAGAGCGACTCGGAAATCGTCAGATTGCCCGGCGCTGCCGGTGCGGTGATGCCGTAGGCCGTGGTGCGGATCGGCTCCAGCACCAGATTGTTCTCGATGGCGGCGTATTTGTCCGGGCGGTGAGCGAGTGCTGTGATCTCGACGATGCCGGTATCGACCTCCGAGACAGACACCACCCGCCACGTCGTGGGCGAGAGGTCGGAGGCGGCCAGCACCCAGACCGCGCCCGCCAGCGGCGCGGTGGAGAAGGCGGGCGAGACGGCGAGCACGGTCTGACTGCCTGCGCCGGTGGACACGCTGCGCGTCTCGACCGTGCCATCCGGCAGCATGCACGATAGGCTGTAGGTCTTGGCTGGCTCGATGGTCACCGGCGCGTCGAGAGTGATGGTGGATGCTGTGGCGGACTTGATACGCCCGCCGAACCGCACGCCTGCGCGGGAGGCGTCCTGGATGCGGATCACCGCGCCGGGATAAACCAGCGCGCCATCGAGCCCGGCGCGGAAGGTGACGGTCTCGGTCTCCATGCGTTCGGTGTAGAGCAGCCAGCGCCCGATTCTATGCGCCTGCCCGCGCGAGGTGCAGCCGACGGCGACAATCTCTGTTTCGCGCACGCCCCACTGGCGGATGCCTTCCGCGTCCTCGACGTATTCGATCTTCTGCCGGTACATGTCCGCCGGGTCGTTCCACGTGACCAATGCCACCGTGTGCCGCTGCTTGACCGAGCTGCCAGAGTAGGTGAAGGTGCCCTCGATCACGTTGGCTTCGGTGAAGAGCGCCACCGGATCGGCAGGCATGTCGGCCACGGCGGTGATGGCACCCTGGCTCCACCAGGCCATGCCGCGAAAGATGGTCGCCATCTGCTGGATGACCGTGTAGGCTTCCTGCCTGGTCTGAAGGTAGAGGTTGCAGGTGAAACGCGGCTCCATGCCGCCGAAGCCGTTCGGGACGAGCTGATCGCAGTACCGCGCGATCTCGTAGAGCGCCCACTTGTCAACCTGGGCGGCGTCGATGTATGCCCCCAGCCCGTAGCGCTCATTGGTGAGCAGGTCGTAAAAACACCATGCCGGATTGTCCGTCCATGCGATCTTGAAGGTGCCATCCCAGATGCCGCTGTAGCTGCGCGCGATCGGGTCGTAGTTAGTCGGCACGCGCACGCGCAGGCCACGGATGTCGTAGCCCCGGCGCGGGATGCGCTGGAACTGCGCGGCGTCGATCTGGATCGCCACCAGCGCGCTGTTGGGGTAGCGCAGCTTCGCGTCGATGATCTCGGTGTAGCTGTCCCAATAGGTCTGATTGCGCAGGTTGGACTGGGTGCTGTCCGGCGTGAGTCTGCGCACGCGCACTTGCCACGGGCCGGGTGCAGGCAGATCGATGCGATAGCTCCGCTGGTAGCGGCTGGTGGTCTTGCCGCTGAGGGTGTCGCGCTTCACTTCCTGCCAGCCGCCGCCGGCGTTGTTGATGTCGATGGCCAGCTCGACCGATGTGCCGGTCATATCGCCAGTCGAGGGGTTTTGATAGGTCAGGCCCGGCACCGAGACGGTGACGCGCACGGCAGAGAGGTTGGCATTGCTGATCGACCGCACCACCGGCGCGCTGGCCTTGATCTCGGTGGCGACGGCGATCTCGGATTCGACCGCCGCGAAGCCAGGGATGTGCGCCTGCGACTGCGTGCCGTTGCGCGTGACGACGGTCACGCCGCTGAAGTTGTAGCTGCCATCGGCGGCCTGCAATGGGGTGTCGTCGAGATAGATGGACTGCAAGCCATTGACCAGCCCCTCGATCTCACCCTCTGACACGCAGTCGATGACGCGCGCAAACGCGCGGCTGCGCAGGCTGTCTGGCGCTTCGGTGGGGACGTGCGACGAGCCGCCACCGCCTCCGCCCTTGCCGCCGCCTTTAGATCCTCGGATCAACTCGCTCATGGCGCGTATTCCTCGGCGACCATGCCCGCGCTGATGACCTGCGAGCCGACGATCAGGCGCCCGTAGCAGACGGGCACGGGGTTGCCCTGGGCGGCCGTATTGACCGCGCCGTCGAATGCGTAGGAGGGCTTGTTTTCCGGGCGATCTGGTGTGCCCGGCGTCTTTGGCTGCGGCGCGAGCATCTGCGCCACGCCGCCGAGGACGAGTGACAGGCCGATATTGGCGGCTAGATACCCGGCAAACACCGTCCCACCAGCCGCCCACGCCGCGCCGAGACCGAGGCCGGCCCCGCCGGTCATGACACCGAAACCGATCAGCGCAGCCCCAAGTATGACGCTTCCCAGACCCTTGCCCGCACCTGCCGTCACCGGGACGATCTTGATGGCCTCGCGCGCCGGGTACGCGAGCGTCTCGAGATCGCGCGACTCTGTGCCCACCAGTACGCGGTATCCCGGCGCGGAATGCTCAGCGAGATAGACGCGAAAGCCTGGGATCGTCGCGCACAATGCGCGCACGGCCTCGGCGGGCGAGCGCACATCGTAGCGATGACGCCGACCGAAACGCTTGCCCAGATGCCCGTAGAGCAGCACGGTCAGCATAGCGCGCCCTCCCCGATCAGGCTGCGGTGGCGCAGCACATGGGTGGTGACGTGCCGCCAGTAGCCGCCATAGACGTCGCGGCTGGACAGCCTGCCGTGGCAGTGATGGACGAGATTGCCGTCGGCGTCGATCACGCCGGCGTGATTCGGCACGGGCGAGGCGACCTGCATCAGCACCACGTCATGGGCGCGCGGGCCGTCCGCGACGGCGACGAAACCGGCCGCCGCGAAGTTGTCGAGATAGAGGTTGCCGCCTTTCAGCCACCAGTTGTCCTCGCGCCGGTAGTCGGGAAGATCGATGCCGCACACCTCGCGGTAGTAGTCGCGCACGAGTGCGTAGCAGTCCAGCACGCCATGCACGAATGGCCGCCCGATGAGCGGCGCGCGGTAGCCGGACGGCATGATGACGCGATGCTCGCCGGTGGGGTGATTGACGATGAGCCAGGGCAGTCCCGTGCGTTCGCACATGACGCGATCCGCCTCCGATGGTTCGGGCGGCAGGTAGGGGTGGCTGTGGCAGACCGCCACCACGTCGCCCATGTCCTCGGCCATGGCCTGATCCTCCGGGTGAATGGCGAACTCCGCCTCGCCCGCGATGTTGCGGCAGGGCACATAGCGCAGACGGCCCTTGACCACCACCGCCAGCCCGCAGGCTTCGCGCGGCGCTTCGCGGGCCGCGTGCGCCGTCACGTCTGCAAGAATGCCAGTCAGATCGATCATCGAATCAGCCCCGCCGCCGGGAAGCCGCCGAAGGGCAGCTCGCCGTACTGACCGAAGCGCAGCTTGCACGACGCCAGCCGCTTTCCGCACTGGTCGGCGGCCATGCTGGCGGTCGGCTGGTCGTTGATGTCGGCCACCGCGCCGCCGGTGTAGCCGCACTCGGCGGAGCGGTAGCGCCATGCGCACACGTTCTGCACCACCTGACGGCGCGGCAGCATGACGCCGGCCAGGTCGAAGGCCGCCGACAGCTCGAACTCCACCAGCACCTTGTTCTCGACGCTCTTGCGGTCGATGAACCAGATTTCCCGGTCGATGACCTGGTTCGGATCCGCCTGCGGATTGCCAGCCGAGAAATTCACGGCATCCAGATACTTGACGAAGGTGCGCGTGCGGGTGAGCTTCGCGCCGATGACCGAGTCCGCCACCGCGCCGATGAGGCCGATGACGTTGGCCACGGCGAGTTTGGGACGCGGCAGCGATCCCTGTCCGCGTTTCTCGAAGCCGGACGCATCGATGGGGATTCGAGTATATGTCTGACCGGCCCAGACGATGTCGTTGCCCAGCTCGTTCGGCCCGTGCGGCGAGAAGCGGAACACTTCCGCGCCGCCGACGACGGTGGTGTCGAGCTCGTAGAACTCAACGATCGCGCCGGGCGCGAATGACTGGATGTCGGCCGCGACGCTCACTCGAACACCTCATCGAACGTAGCCTGTAGCACGCCGCCGCCGCCGGCATCGAAAGACCGCGACCACTTGCGGCACACCCAGCGCCCGGTCGTGCCGTCGAGCGCCGTCCAGTCGAAGGATTCGACGCCGCCGCGCGCGCGCAGGAAGCCTTCCGCCGCCGCCAGCGTCGCGTCATCGGCGGCCAGCCGCACGGCATACCGGCGCGGCATGGTATGGATGCCATCCGCCACGCGCTGCTCGTAGCCGTCGCCCATGCGCGCCACTTTCACGCGCGGTTCGATTTCCAGCGCCTCGCCTGCGGCAATCGGCCAGGTCCAGGTCGCCATGTGTCAAGCCCACGCCAGCAGACCGCCGGGGCGCTTTTCCGCCACCAGCACGCCGCGCACGGCAGCCTCGATGCGCCGGCCAAGATCGGCAGCCGCCGTGGAATCGCCCTGCACACGTCCGCCGCTCTCGGTGTTGACCACGACCGACACGTTGTTGACCGTGCCGCCCACTGCAGGCACCGCGCCGCCAGAGGCGAAGGCCAGCCGCCCCATGCTCGCGCGCGGCACCCAGCCGCCGCCGTTGATGGCGTACAGCATATCCAGGCCGATGCGGCGCACAGCGTCACGGCGGATCACGAACTCGCCAGGCGTGAGCATGGCGGGCACCGTGTCGCCCGTGCCGGTGCCTGGCACCGGGCCGCCGGTGGAGAAACCCTTGAACAGACCGGAGATGAAACCGCCGATACCTCCGCCGCCCTTGCCGAAGCTGCCAAAAATCTGCTCCGCGAACTTCTGCGCGGCGATGCGCTGGATGCTGGCGATCACCGCGCGGGCGAAGTCGAGGAAGGCGTCCTTTGCCGATTTCGCGCCGGATCCGATCTGCTCGAACATCGTGACGAAGGCGTTTTTGACATCAGTGTTGATGGCGTCTGCCACCTGATCAACGACGTTTTTCGCATCAATCAGCGCCGTTATCCACTGCACGACCTTGGCCCTAGCCTCCGGGCCGAGGGCATTGGCGATGGCCACCATTTTCGGCAGCAGTTCATCCATCTCGCTGGCGGCCTGGCGATGGGCGTTGGCGATCATCTCCTGCGCCTGGCTGGTGGTGATCAGCCCGGCCTGCGCCTGCGCGTTGGCGGACTGCTCGGCGTTGCGCATGCGCTCTTGCGCCGCCGACCATGCGCGTTCAAAGGCGGCGAGATCGGCTTCCTTCGCCTTGAGGTCGATGAGCCGATCCGCCAGCGCCGCGCCTTCGGCGTCCTGCCGCAGCTTATCCAGCATGTCGCGCATCGCCCGCTCGATGGCGGCGCGGCGCATTTCCGGCGTCTCCGTGCCGGTCATCTTGGCGATTTCGTCCTGCGCCTCTGCCACCGCGTCGCGGATGTCCTGCAAGGCTTTTTCGCGGTCGATCTCCAGCTTGAATTTCGCCGCCACTTCCTTGCCGTTCAGCGTATCGAGCTCCGCACGCAGATTCGCCGCCGACACCTTCGCGTCGTTGAGTTTTTGCTCGATCTCGGCCTTCTGATTGGCGTCCTTCGGCTTGACGCGCGAGAGCTGCGCGATCAGGTCTTCCTGGGCGGCCAGTTCGCGGCTGAGTTTCTCCCGCTCGGCGGCGAAAGCCTGGGCGTCGATGGCTTCCTTCGCCTGCCAGTAATCAGCCACCTTGACGAGCCGTCCCGCCAGCGCCGATTCAACGATTTCGCTTTGAGTCTTGAGCGCCTCCTGCATGGCGCGGATGTCGTCCTCCATGGGCTTTTTCAGCTCTGGCAGCTTCGTGACCGTCGCCTGCTTCTTCGAAAGGATGCCTTCCATCTCCTGCTTCTGCTTGAGCACGAGTTCGCGCCGCGCTTCCTGGTATTCCTTCGTGAATGCCTTGCGGGCCGCCTCGTCCTTGAGCGTGGCGAGCTTGTCCTGGTAGGCCTGCTCGAGCTGGATGAGTTCCTGCTTGTGCTTCTCCCGCAGTCTGGTTTCATAGGCGAGATCGGCAGTCAGCCGCGCGAAGGCGGCCTGGTCTGCGAGGCGTTTTTTCTCCGCTGCATCGGCCTTTGCCTTTTCTGCCGCCTTCGCCGCCGCAGCGGCAGCATCCCGCGCCTCCTTCTCCCGGTCGATGCCGCGCAGCTTGTCGACGAGCTCAAAAACCGGCGTGAGCAGGCTGGTGATGGCGTCGCGCAATTTGAAGAACTCAATAACCCAGTCGATGATCTCATAGGCCCCGAAGAACACGAGGCCGAGCAGGCCGGCCTTGCCCATCATCGAGAGCTTTTCGAGCTTCTGCAGCGCCGCGCCCGTCGCGATGCCCAGCATGACCGTATTGACGCCCGCCAGCGCCGTGCGCAGTGCAGTCACCGCTACCGCTGCGCGATTGATGGCCAGAACGAAACCGCCGATGGCGGCGCCGGCGAAGACTTCCGCAGCCACCTTGCCCAGCGCGACAAGGCCATCGGCCAACACGCGCACCGCCTTCGCCGCCGTATCCGCATGGTCGGCCAGCGCGCGCACCGCTTCGGAAATCCCCGTGGCCTGCTCTTCGAACTCGCGCCCGAAAGCGCGGCCAAGCTCGTTGCGCAGCACCTGCATGGACTGCGAGATACCCAGCGGGATGTTCGCCGCCTGGCCGGAGAGCTTGTCGATGGCTGGCAGCAGGGCATTGCCGAAGGCCTGGCTGGTGAGCAGGCCCTGTTCGGCCATTTGACGCAGTTCGCCGGTCGTTATTCCAATCTTGCCAGTGGCATCAACCATTTCAGCAGCCACCGCACGCATCAGCGGCTCGGCGTTCTCCATCAAGGCTCGGAGTTCGTCGCCGCCCACCTTGCCGGATCCCATCGCTTGGGAGAATTGCATCAGCAAGGAGGACGTCTCCGCCGCCGACGCGCCGGAGAGCTTGAGCGATGCGGCCAGACCATCGAGCATCTTCAGCGTCTCGGCGCTGCCGCCGCCCATCTGCCGGATGACAGGATTGAGACGCGCGAAGGCCTTGGCCGTCTCCTCGACGGACGCGCCGTAACGGTTGGCGATCTCATAGACGCCGGCCTGCGCCTTGGCGAAGTCGGCAGCGTCCGCCGTGGCGATCTTGAGCCGCGCAGAAAGCTGGCGCACGCCGTCTGCGGCCTCGATGATGGTCTGCGCGCCGCGTGCGGCCTGCATGATGCTGAAATAGCCCAGCAGCGCATTGCGCACCTCGGCCAGCTGGCTGGAGATGGACTTCAATGCCGTGCGCGTCGCGCCAAATGCGTTTGATCCGGCATCCCCTGCGCGCTTCATTTCGGAGGCGAAGGCGCGCAGCTGGTCGCGGGAGATGGCCAGGTTCCCGGTCATCTCCTTATTGTCCAGCGCCAGCTTGATGCCGATCGTCAGATTGCCTACACTGGCCATATGCGCACCCTAGCCATCATGTTCTTCGCCGCCGCCGCGCCATTCGCCGCGCTAGGCGGATCATTCGCCGGCGCCGCGGCCTTCGTCATCATCGCGATCGCGCTCATTTTTCTGCGCTGACCTCCTTCACCCACCCAGCGCCTGCCGCACCAGGGCCGCCAACGCCTCCTTCGAGGCATCTGCCGCCGCCGCGCGCGCCCAGTCGGCCAGCCGTTCGCCCAGGGTCTTGCCTGGCGCCTGAAGCGCAGCGGGCAGCCGGGACAGTTGCGCAAGCCCCTTTGCCGTCAGCCGCGCCTGGGAAAACGCCCCGTTGCCCGGCATGCCGGCGCTGTTGCCAAAGACGAGAAATCCCTCGTCGGCCAGGAACTGCACCGTGGCGCCATAGACGAGCCTGCGTTCGGCCAGGCGCACCTCGCGCTCTTCCGGCAGCAGATCGGTGCCATCGTCCAGATCGGCCACCCGCAGCGTGACCGGCACCGGGAAAGTCCCATACAGCCGCGCCAGGATCATGGCGCAGCCGCGCTCGAAATCCTCGATGTTCCTCATGGCGTCATCTCCTTCACCCACCGCTCCCAGTCGCGCTTCTCCGCCTGCGCCACGCGCGCGGCCACGGCCACATCCAGCAAACGCTGACGGCGCATCGCCTGCGCCGCCGTGAGAAAATCCCGCGCCTCCGTCCAGGCCATGTCCATCACGTCGCGGTAGCCGAATCCGGCATCGACGAGGGCGGCGATCCACTCGTGCCACCAGAGGCGGTTTGCGCGGATTGCGCGAGACGATCCGCCGCGCTCTGGATCACCGGCAGCACCCGCCGGACGAAAAAATCCGCATTCACCTCCAGCACCTTCGCGGCGAGTTCCGCGAGCACGTCCGGCGTCTGGTCCTCCAGCCAGGCGCGCTCGCAGCCTGCGCCGATGGCGGTGGCCTCGATCACGGCGTCCGCATGACGCATCAGCGCTCCGGCGATGTCGCCGGAAGCCAGATCGGCCGCGATCGGCTCGATGGACTTGAGAAAGCGCGGCAAGTCGCGCACCTTGATGGGGGTGATGTCGTGCATGCTCACTCCAATAGATAGATAGCAGGCGTCACCGCGCCCGCCGCAGCGGTCAGCGTCGTCGGCGCGGTCGTTGGCAGCGTCGAACCACTGCCGGCGGCGTAGAGATAACTGGTGACCGTCGTATTGTTTGCGGTACGCCCAAGTGCGGTGCTTTGGCTTGACACCGCCAATGCCCGTATCGTCGCTGCGGCAGAGGCGATCAGGCTCGCCCAATAAAGATTCCCGGCCTGAAGCGTGTAACTCAGTGTGCCGGTTAGGTCGCCTGTCTTGCCCGTATCGAGACCAGTTACGGAAGCCAGCAGCGTATCTGGCGCATCGTTCCCACTGACCACGGCATTGCCATAGATACCGATCGACGCCGTTCCCGTCGCCGCCGTCGTCACAGAAATGCGAAGGCCGGTCAGCGTCACGGCGCGCGGCACGACCAGCGGGATGAAATACTGCCGCGAAGCGGTCAGCGCCAGCGTGGTCAGCGCGGTTCCGTTGACGTCCCCGACGATCTTCGGCGTGGCGGTGCGCTTGGGGTACGCGGTCTGCGGCGGCGCGGCAGGCGCGTTGACCGGATAGGCGATGCTGCCGGTAGTGTCCGACACGTAGAGGTCAAACCCCGCACCAGTGCGCACCAGATAGAGCGTGTCCGGATAGAGCACCCCCGGCAGACTAGAAACGACCTTGGAGAAACGCAGCGTCGCCATCGCTTACCAGCCCGCCGTCTCCAGCCGCGCGCGCGGCGGGTTGCCGTTGTAGGTGAAATCGCCGTTGGCATCTTCGCCAACCTTGCCAAGCTGCGTCATATTGGCGTGGGTATGGCTGTTGGCCACCGCCGCATCGATGGCCGATGGCGCGGAATTCGGTTTGCCCTGGATCATCGCCCAGGTGATCGTCAGGTCCATCGACTCGTATTCAGTCAGCTTGATCCACTGACTGGTCGCTGCGCGCCAGACGTAGGACGCCGCACCGCTGTTGACGGTCGGATCGGCGCTGGCGTCGAGCACCAGAACGTATTTGCCATTTGTAGGCGTCAGCGCATCGCGCGCCGCGATGTCTGCGACGATCTCGAGGCCGCCAGAGACGCTCGCCACCGCCGCGTCGATCATCGCCTGGATGTCGTCGCTGTTGATGATGCGGCGTGCGGCCGACCCAGCCGCGTTGGTCACATACATCTCGACGTAGTTCGGCTTCGATGCTGGCGCGACGAGATAGACGGCATGCCCTTCGAGCGTGCCGGGCAGGGTGGTGGTCTTGTGGATTTTGACGGTTGCCATGATGACTCCTTACCAGTCGGTGGTGGCTGTCGTAACGGCCGGGCAGTACAGCCCGCCATCGGTGCCGTTGGTGATGCTGTTGCCGGGATCCGCCGAAATGAAGCCGCCCCCGGGGCCAGGCGGCCCCGGCGGGCCTGGCAGCACCGACTGCGCGATCGTGACCGTTGCGCCTGCACCAGATATGCGCACCATATCGGGCTCTTTGACTATGACTTTAATTACATCAGTCACGCGTCACATCCTCCAGCACGATGAGCGTGTCCTGCTCATAGGTGCGCCGCAGCCCGCCCGCGTGCGTGACTTCGAGGTCGAACCGGTAGCTGCCGGGCGCAATGCCGGTCGCCGCATACGGCACCAGCATGTCGATGCGGCCCGAGGCTGGCGTGAGGGTGAGCCGCCCATCGGTTGTCGAGGCGGCGATGACCACATCGCCAGCCGCATCGCGCACCTGAAGCCGCGCGCTTGCCCCGGTCAGATCGATGGGGTTGCCTGCGGCATCGCGCAGTTCCCAGGCGCGCGTCCAGGAATCCCCCCGGTAGAGCTTGACGGCCATCCATCACCCATCAGGCGGCCTGGATCACGCGCCCGAAAAGCCCCAGCGGGCCGGTATCGCTCTTGGTCGTGTCGGCAAGCACGCGGCCGGACAGCTCGAATTTCTGGATGTCGTCGCCGATCAGGCTGAAGTCCTTTGTGGGGTTCAATACCACCCGGTAAAGATCAACGATCACGCGGGTATTGGAATCAGCGGTGTTCAGCCCATCGAAACGCAGCCACACCTCAGGCTGCGCGGACTTGAACATCGCCAGCCGCTTGGCCGCGCCATAGCTGTAATCGACCTTGAACGGCTGGGTGAATGTGCCAACGTTCAAAATCTCGATCGCGCCTTGCTCGGCATGCACCTTGTAGTGCGTGCCGGCCGTCAGGGTGGCTGGCGTGGCCGCCGAGTCCTTGACCGTCACGGCAGACACGAACTGGTTCGCCAGCAGATAGACGCCGCCCGCCACGGCGCCCGTGGGCAGCGCCTCGTTGGTGACGGTGCCAGCAGTCACGCTGCTGGTCTGGCCGTAGAGGGTCAGTTCCAGGTTCTCGATCGAGAAATTTTCAACCGCGCAAGTAAACTCCCCGCTCTTGGCCTTGATGAGTTGCAGGTCGGTCAGCCGCTGACCGGAGTAGCTCTCCTTGTGCTCAATGGTCTCGACGTTGAGCGACACCTTCAGCTCGGGCACGTTGCCCAGCCAGCGCATTGATTGCGGGTTGCCGTTGCTGTCACGCGTGCCGATATAGACGCGGCCTTGTCCGGAAAAATACGCCATGTTCAGTCTCCTTTACGGGTGGGTTTGTTGGGTTTCGGATCCGGCGCGGCTTCGGCCACGCCGTGCTCGATCAGCCACTGCGCGGTGGCCTCGTCCACGTCGAGCAGGTCGCCGGGCGCGTAGTCCGTCCCGGCGTCGGTGTGGGGTTTGAGCAAGGTCACGATCACGATTCGACTCCCTGGATGACTTCGCCGACCTCGAAGGCCAGCGGGTAGAGCAGCACGCCGCCCTGGTAAACTGGCGCTGGCGGGGTGACTGGTTGCAGGGTCTGCACGCCTGCGCGCGGCTGCCAGCCCATGAGGGCTTGCAGGCAGGCCTGCACCAGATCGGCGGCGTCCGCTCGCGCGGCCTCGCCCTGCGCAACCTGCTGCACGTTGCGCACCGCCACCACCACCAGCCAGCGGCTGGCGATGCGCGCGGTTTTTCCATGCGCAGTCACCTCCAGTACCTTGTGCCCGTCGGAGACCACGAAGGCGGCGGGCAGGCGCTTGCCTCCCACGTCATCGATCCCGAGAGATACAGCGCCGTGCGCACCGGCCAGAGCGGGCACGGTGTCGATGAGACGCTGGCGGATGAGAGGCTCAAGATCGAGCATCAATAGCCCCCCGTCCCGTCGCGTGTCATCACGCGGGCATTGCCCAGGCTCGCCTCGGCCAGCGCCGGGGCAGCATTTTCCTCGGGCAAACCCAGCGACACCGTGCCCTTGGCGATGGACTCGAGCAGACGGCGCGCATCTTCATAGCGGCGACGCACCTCGTCAGACGCCCGGTCTTCCCACAGCCGGTAGCGCGCGATGTCGCATGCAATGCGAGCAAGCACGGCGGGCACTGGCGAAAGCGGCAGCGCGTATCGGCTAGCCAGATAGCTGTCGATCTCCGCGGCTGCGTCAGAGAGTGCGCGCGCCACGATGGCCGCGTCTGGCACGCCGGTGCCTGCCCGGTCAGTGAGCTGAATGAGCTCATCGACACCGAAGCGCGCTTCCAGATCGGCCTGCGTCGCGTAGGGCATGGATCAACCCTGCTCGACCTGCAGCGTGGGATCGGCCTTGAGCGCCTCGGCCTGCTCCGGCGAGACTTCGACCGTCACCGGCTCGCGCCCGAAGGGGCCCAGTCCGGCGCGGTAGCGCGTGGCGTTGCCGTGCGCCGCCACCGTGCGCACCATCAGTCGGATGGTAGCGCCGGCCGGCACGGCGTCAGGCTTTTTCGCGGCCATGCGTCACCTCATCACACCAGCCACGGCGAGACGATCAGGTCGACCACGCCGAAGTTGGGGTTGGATGCACCATTGGCGAGCCGCTCGTTCTTGACGATCTCGATGGCGGCGGCGCGCAAGGACGGCGGCACGACCAGCACGGTGGGCTTGATGCCCATGGGGCGGCCACCGTCGGCCTTGAGCGACTGCATGGCGGCCAGCGCCTGGTTGAAGTTGGCCGCCGTCAGGTCGGCCTGGCTCTTGTACGCCATCTGCCAGAAGCCCAGACCCGCATTGCAGCGGTAGCGAATGCCGTAGCGGTACTCGTCGCGCATGAACACGCCTTCATCCTGCGTCGAGGTCAGCGCCTGCAATTCCGGCTGGGTGCGCTCTTGGAAGATGAGGGGCTTGAGCGCGCGGCTGGTGTCGAGCAAATACCATGCCTCGCCCGTGCCCGCTTGCATGTTGCTGACGGTCGCCGCCGTGCCGGTGCCGTCCACGTTGGGATAGACGGGGTGGTCGGTGTCGAAGAAGAACTGGCCGTCGTAGCAGGTGGCGGTGTGCGCGGTCTTGAGCAGACCGAAGACCAGCTGATCGGGGTGGGTGGCGGCGGCGCGGCCCATCTCGGCAAAAAGCGGAGTATAGACACCGACATTGTCATCCTCGATGTCGGTGCGCTTGACCGAGACCGTGCCCTCGAACAGCTTGTTCTGCACCTGGTAGGCCTGCGCCGCGATGTCCTTGAGCACGCGGTCGCCCACCCATTCGCGAAGCGTCGGGAACTGATTGAGCCAGCCGTACGTGTTGGATGCCGAACTCGACGGCACGCGGGTAGCGACCCGCGCCCAGTCGGTGGGCGTTTCGGTCAGGGAATCCTGGAAGGCTTTGGAAAAGCCGGTGCGCAGGCTGGTGAGTAGAGACGGGGTGATGATGGCCATGGTGGCTTACTCCTTCGAGGTGAGTTGTTTGGCTTGGGCGAACGCCTCCTCGGTCATGCCGAGCAGCTTGGCGGCGAGGCGGTCTTCATCGGTGAGCACCGCGCCGTGCGCGGATTCGGTGCGACGATGCGCGCCCTCAGCGACGATCTCGGGCGCGGCAGCAACGAATCCCTTGAAGCCTTCGAGGTCGCGGCTGGCATAAGCCAGCGCCCATTCGCGCATGCCCGGCGAGACCTTGCGCGCGCTCATGGCGGCTTCCACCGCCGCCTCGGCCTCGCGGCGGGCAAGATCGGCCTGCAAGGCGGCGAGCTGGTCGGCCACCTGTTTGTGCAGGGCCACCGGCACGAATTCCGCCGGGTTGGGCTCACGCGACTGCGCGGCGGCGAGTTGTTCTGCGGCCTGGGCGGCGGCGGCCTCGGCGGTTTTGAGCCGGTCGATGAGCTTGGCGAGCTCGGCGGCCACCTCCTCGGGCGTGGCCGTCACCGGCAGGTTGAGCATTGCAATCAGTTGTTCGAGCAGATCATCCACGGCGTGGCTCTCCTTTCGTGAGGCTGCGGCTTGCAAATAGAGATTTGGGTTGTGGGTCAGCCCCGCGCCGGACAGCGCCACCACGCGGCCGTCCTTGGCCTGGTAGCGAAAGACCGGCGAGAGGTAGCGGTATTCCTTGTTGGCGAGCAGCTCGGCTGCGCGCGGCGTCCATTCCACGCGCGCCCAGATGCCATCCTCGCGATCCTGTAGCTCCTTGATCCACCCGGCGGCGGGCACCGGCCCGGCCTTTTCATCGGCGGTGAGGCTCTGGTGGTCATAGTCGATGGGCAGGTCGACTCTGTTGGCCGCGAAGGCATCCAGCACGGCCTGGGCATCCAGCGTATAAGGCCCGCGCCCGTCCCGCCCGGAGAAAGTCCCCGCCGGGATGAGATGCACCCATTCCGGCGGGGTGAAGGACGCCTCGTCGGCGTCGGCAGGAGGAAGAGGCAGGGAGATGGCGTGGCGCGCGAGCCTGAGCCCGGCGGCGGCGTGAGCGGCGGTGAGAGCGGGATGGCCGTAAGTCATGCCGCGCAGTCTGCGCGGGATGGGGCCTGGGGATAACTAACTGCGGTTATAAGTTGATGGGGCAAACCCCCGGTCCGGGACCTTCCTGGCCGACCGGGGCCGGTAGGCGGGGCTGGACATGCCCCTAGATCGAACGAGAACCGTTATAGCCTGTTATAGCGGAGATGGGTTAATAGGGTGATAGCCCCCCGGCAAAAAAAATCGCTCCAGGGCCGTTTTTGCGCGTCCTGGGTTTCCCCCACTCCCGGCTGGAGAGAGGGGGGGCGGCGGGTCAGTTCAGCGTCGGCTCGAAGCGGGCGGCGGCGCGGGCCGTGGCGATGCGCTCATGGATCATCGCGCAGAAAGCCGCGAGCTCCTCCGGCGCGACCTCCAGCCGCTGGCAGCTGGCGGCCAGCGTGGCGAGCAGGGCGATGGCCTTTTCGGCGTCGCAGAGGGCGTTTTCCGCCGCCTCGGGCAGGACGAAGGCGCTCATTGCACACCCCCTTCCGGCGCTTCCAGCGCCGCCTGCCAGCCGCCCAGGAAGCGCTGCCCGGCCTCGTCGAGCGTCTGCTCAAGGCGCTTGTTGGCCTGGCTGGCGCAGTATTTCTGCGTGAGCATCTCGATGTCGCGCGCAATGTGACGCTGCGCCATCCGCTGGAGCAGCTCCGGCGTGGTGAGGTCTGTGCCGGCGCCCGGCGCGAAGCGGTAGCGTCCATTGCAGATCTGGTTCGCCGCGCTGACGCTCACCCCGCAGGCGCGGGCGATTTCCTTGGTGGCTGCGCCGTCGGCAAACATGGTCAGCACCTTGAGCTCGACTTCGCGCGTGATCCTGGGCGTGGGCAGCGCGCGGGCGCCGCGCGCGGCCGGCGCGGGCAGCCCGCCCGCCAGCGTCTGCGCCGCCCAGGCGCGGAAATCCTTGGCCTTGGGCGTGGCGGCGAAGAAGCCCAGCTTGATGCAGCCGGTGTGGCTGAAGATGCGGGTGGTGGGGTTGCCGCCTTGGGGGTTCGTCATCAATTTGATTACGCCTGTGTCCTCCGGCGTGAACTCGTCCGCGTGGCGGTTGTAGAGGTTGGAGATGGAGATCCGCGCCTTGTCATGGGCATAGCCCAGGCACAGGCCGATCTGCTCGGCGGTGAGCCAGCGGCGGCCTGCGTGGTGGATCAGGGTGACGGATTGGCCGTGGAACACGGCCGGGGTGGTGGTGAGGTTCATGGTGATCTCCTTGGTTACAGGTTGGCTCCACCCGCCACCCTCCATGTCACGTCGGGTGGGCGGGCACCGTGCGGGTTGACAGACCGGAACCAAGGCACCGGCGAGCCTTGCGGCTCCCCGCACGGGCCGCCCATGGAACATGGGCCGCACCCTGCGTGGACGCGACAAAGCCGCCCTCGGGCTTCCGATCAGGCGGCTTTTCCGGTCCGCCTTGGTTTTTGGGCTGTCAAACCCGCGTGCGCGGCGGCCACCGCGCACGGTAATTACTCTAGCAGGATTTTTCGGATTTGTCGCGTGGAATGCGGGCAGCGGGTCAGTCGTCGGCCAGATACGCGCGGATGGCGTCGAGGATCAGCGAGCGGGCGGCGTCGTCGAGCTGGCCGTCCTCCCGGATGGGCAGGTAGCGGCGGGCCGGGATGTCGCCCCAGGGTATCTTGGCCCCGCGCTTCGTCGCGCCGAAGGCGCCCTTCCCGGCCCCGAACTGGAGCACAGCGGCCTGCTTGGCGGAGGAGCCGACGATCACGCTGTCGGCGCTGGCCTCATAGAACAGGCGGCTGGTGACGAAGGTTTTCTGGTCGATCAGGGGCTTGTTGCCCTTCTTGCGGGCGAGCGTGACCGGGCTGTTGGGCGCGAATGGCTGGCCCGTCCAGTCGCGCCCCGAGAGGATGCGCTCCCGGCTGCCTTCCATCAGCGCCTGGCCGATGGCGTGCATGGCGGGTTTCATGTTCGAGGCGCGTCGGCGCAGGTCTTCCAGCGCCTGGCGCACTTCGCGGTCGTCGATTTCGATGCGGATCATGTGCTATCCTTACGGGCAAGAGGCTGCGGCAAAATCTCCCTCCATGTGTGAGGGCAGGCCTGGGGCCCAAAGGTTCCGTCGCCGGGGAGGGGAGTCCGGCGCGCAGTCTCCGCGAGGCAGCCCAGGCGCTGCCTCATTTCTTTTCTACCTTTCGCAGCAGGCGGCGGATTTCCCGGTCGCGCAGCGCATCCTTGCTGCTGAGGCGGTAGAAGCTCTTGACCCACAGTTCGTCGCCACGCCTGGTGGCCTTGACGATGAGCACATAGCCGCCCACGTCATCCTTGATCGCGTAGATCAAGTCGCGCGTTCCAGTGGGCTGGCCCTCCAGCGCCTTGACGTCGGCCGCATCGATCACCCGCTGCGCCTGGGCGTATTCCGCCGCTGTCAGCTCCGGGTGTTCGCGCCGCTGCTTGAGCGCGGTTTCTGCGCTCATGTTGGCCACCCGCACACCTTCACGCGCGCCAAGCATCGTTGCATCCGCATCCGGAAGCCTGGCCAGCGGGAATTTTCCTGTTGGCGCGGCAAACCATACGTCAAACGCCCGACGCACCAGATCGGCAATCAGTCCGCCACCCACTTGCTGCGGCAGTTTGGCGGCCTTCTCCCCGATGGTGGAGACGAGCGCCATGTCGATGCAGCGCCGCCCATTTCCCGCAGCGTGCAGGTCAGCACAGATGACGCTTCGTCCCGGCATATACCCCCACCCCTTGTCGATCCCCGGCGGCTCGCCGGTCTTGGGGTCGATGGCGTCCCACCCCTCTGGCGGCTCGGTGTAGCCGGGTTTGCCGCCGGCGAGCCTGGCCGTCTCTGGGCCGTTGGCTCCGACAACACGGCACCGGCAGCCCCAGCCATTGGGCGGGTAGTGCGCCTGCCAGAACGGATGGTCGGCGGGCAGGGTCAGGCCGTTCCAGGCCAGATGCTGGAGGCGCGGGTGCTCTGCCCCTGAGTGCCTATACACCCAGTAGCGGAATCCGGCATCGCGCAGCTGCGCGAGCCGCCCGGCGGCGTAGCTGGTGGCGAGATTGGTCTGGTAGATGATGCGCGTGCGCCAGGCGCGGCCCGCCGCCGTCGCCTCGCCCGTCCAGCCGTGCCAGTCGCCATTTTTCACCGCAGCGAAGAAGCGCTTGCGGAACGCATTTGCTGGAAGCTGGCCACGACATCCGCACGGTGCAGGAATTGCTCGGTCACGCCGATGTGCGCACGACGATGATCTACACGCACGTGCTGAACAAGGGCGGGCGCGGCGTGACGAGCCCGCTGGATCGGTTATAAATAACCTTGCAAAATTAATCATCTGCAGTAAAAATGCAAGGATGAATGCCTTGTTTCCCCGTTTGGCGATCGAGCGGTTGCGTGCGCTGGCGGCGCAGTTTCCAGCAGTATTGATTCTGGGGGCTCGCCAGGTGGGCAAAACCACGCTGGCGCGTATGACGTTTCCCGATCATGTCTATCTCGATCTGGAAACGCCGCGTTTGCGCGAGCTGTTTGCCGCCGATCCGGCCTTCCAGATCGAGTCGCGTGCCGGGGATGGGCTGATTCTCGACGAGGCGCAGGTCGTGCCGCAGGTGTTTGCCGCGTTGCGCGGTGCGATCGATGCGGCGGGACGGCGGCCAGGCGCTTTCGTGTTGTTGGGGTCGGCTCAGCCCGCGCTGGTGCGGGGTGTGTCCGAATCATTGGCTGGCCGGGTGGGAATTCTGGAATTGGAGCCTCTGACGGCTGCGGAGGCGGGCGCCGGATCGGATCCTTTGCCATGGCAGCGGCTGTGGCTCGCGGGGGGATTCCCCGCAGCGTTGCGCGGTGATTTCCGTGAGTGGCACGAGGCGTATTTGCGCACCTACATCGAGCGCGATCTGCCGCAGTTGGGCCTTCCAGCCGATCCGCTGTTCTTGCGGCGTCTGCTGACCATGCTGGCCCACCAGCAGGGCGGACTGCTGAATGTGTCCGCGCTGGCAGGGGCGCTGGGCGTCAGCCATGGCCGGGTGGCGCGGGCGCTGGACGTTTTCGAGCAGACCTTCCTGCTGCGCAGGCTGCCACCGTTCTTCCGCAATGTCGGCAAGCGTCTGACCAAGTCGCCGAAGGCCTATCTGCGCGATACCGGGCTTTTGCATCATCTGCTCAATATTGGCTCGTTGGAGGAACTCGATGCGCATCCGATTCGCGGCGCCAGCTGGGAAACCTTCGTCATCGAGGACTTGTTGCGTCGCGAGCGCCTCGTGCGACCCTTCAGCCAGCCGTTCTTTTGGCGCACGGCGGCGGGCGCGGAGGTCGATCTGCTATTACAGCGCGGCGATGTGGTGAGCGCGATCGAGATCAAGGCTGGCGTGGGAACGTTGCGCCAGGCGCGCTCCTTGACTGGGGCGCTGGCCGATCTGGGGGCGTCGAGGGGCTGGATCGTCGATCAGGGCGGCGAGGAGGAAGCGCTCAATGCCCACGTGCGCCGGCGCGGCTTTGCTGTCGATGTTCAATGGCTGCCCTGA